AGTCAGTCATCAGGCACCCCCTTTACCTTATAGGTGCCTGAGTCGTATTTAACATTATACCATCAAAAATTATTAATACTAAATAAACAGAAAACATGTAACTTTATTTTTAAAAGTCACTCCTAACGGAGTGCTTTTTTCGTGCCCGAAAATAAATTTAATTCTGCGCCATGCTTACGACGGCAGAAATCTCCCTCATTTAGAACCATCTATAGAAACTAGTGCGGTAGATGGTTTACATTTCCAGTTTATAGTACGATTGAACTAGGAGGGGATGTTGCATGGGAGAAAAAGAAAGCAAATTATTAAAACCGATAGAAGTATTGGAGGAATTAGATAGGAAGGTTGATTTAACTAGACGGTCTAGAATCAAGGCTTCTCAAAGATTAAGGGGTAAAGATCACTATTTTGGAAAAATATCTCATTTATATTCCCTGTTAGTATTAGTTTTTTCCATATGGTTTATCGTAACACCTAATGAATTAGTTGGTATAAAAGCAACGAAAATACTGTTAATCATTTCTTTGTCTTTATTATTTTTTTCTATGTTTTTAGGAATGAAGAATTATAAAGAAAGAGCAAACAACTTCGAAATTAATTACCAACAATTGAATGTACTGTTACATAAGATTCAAAGGTTAAAGACTTCCCCAGAAAATATAACGATAGCAAAACTTAAAGAGCTTCACAGGGAATATGAAAAGTTGATTATCGATAAAGAAAACCACCAAAACATCGACTATATGACATGTAATGATGAGTTGGTTATTAAGTTTAAATCAGAAATTACTAAATATAGAGTATTTGATAAAATCAAAAAAATATTAGTTGCTATTTATCCTCTAATTTTAATGGTAATAGTTATTATGGTTGAAAGACTAGTTAATTTGTTTATTCCATAAAAGCACAATAATAAAAAGCTGGAAAACACTCATATTCTGAGTGTTTTTTCATGCTTAAAATACATCACTAGGAGGTAGGTGCAAATGTAAATGCAAAACAAACCCCATACAAGAAATAGATGTGGCGCTAAAACTAGAGCAGGAACTCCATGCAAGAACGGAGCAATGCCAAATGGTCGCTGTCGACTTCATGGCGGTAAGTCAACGGGAGTTCCACCAGAGAAGGCAAAGAAAAATAATAATGCTAAAAAGCATGGCTTCTTTTCTAAACACATCCCCAAAGAAACACTAGACATAATGGGTAATTTAGGGGAGTTCAGCGCATCTGATTTAATTTGGGATCAGATCACGATACAATACGCTGCTATTATTAGGGCGCAAAAGGTCATGTTCGTTGAGGATAAAGAGGATCATGAAAGTTTTACATTGAAAGAGCGTGAAGATGAATTTGCGACTGAAACAACATATGAACATCATGCTTCTTGGGATCGTCACGCTACGTTCATGAATGCCCAAAGTCGTGCAATGGGTGAATTACGATCTCTTGTTAAGCAGTTCAATGAATTGGCTCATGATAGTGATGAGAGAAAACTTAAGTTACGGTTGATGACTGCCCAGGTAGATAAAATCAAGGCGGAAACAGAGAGTGAAGAAACGGGCACTAGCCGTGTTGTTATCGTCAACGACAAAGAAGCAATGAAAAAGGCGATGCAAGATGACAGTTGAAAAAGTTAATATAACTGATCTCATAAATAAGAACTTTTTCTCTTTTTGGCTGAATGAAAAACCGCATGCAATACTAAGCGGTGGACGTTCATCTATGAAGTCATCTGTAATCAGTTTAAAGCTTGTCATAGACTTCTTGGAAGACGATGATGGTAACGTGGTTTGCCTAAGGAAGGTCGCTAAATACCTAAGCGGTTCGGTGTATGAACAAATCAAATGGGCCATTTATATGTTGGGTGCCCAGGATGAATTCACGTTTGGTAAGTCTCCACTTGTCATCATGCACAAGCGAACTGAAACAGGATTCTATTTTGCAGGTGTAGACGATCCAATGAAGTTGAAAGGCATGAATATCGCTAGAGGTTACTACATGGCTTTATGGTTTGAAGAATTAGCTGAATTTAGCGGAACAGAAGATATTGACATTGTGGAAGATACGTTTATTAGGCAAGATTTAGGCGATAAAGAAGTCAAGGTGTATTACTCTTACAACCCGCCTAGAAACCCTTATTCATGGGTTAACGAATGGAAAGACGGTAAGGCAAGTGATGATGAATACTTCTTGCATCACTCTACTTACATGGAAGACGAAAAAGGCTTTCTTTCAAAGCAAATGATACGCAAGATTGATGCCTACAAAGAGAACGATGAAGATTACTGGAAATGGATGTATGCAGGCCTTGTAATTGGCATGGGCGATAATGTTTATAACATTAACTTATTCCAACCATTAGAAGAATTACCTGCTAATGATCCGGTAATTATGATCGATACCGCAACAGATACAGGACACCAGGTATCAGCTACTACCCATGGAGCATTTGCGCTAACGGCTAAACATGATGTAATACTTCTAGATACCTATTACTATTCGCCAGAAGGCAAAGTAGTGAAGAAGGCTCCTAGCGAGTTATCGAAAGAATTCCATGAGTGGCTTGATGAAGTGAAGAACAAGTTCCAGAGACCAATTGACATGATGACTATTGATTCAGCAGAAGGTGCCTTGCGTAACCAGGTATATAAAGACTATTCAATCAGGCTGCATCCAATAGCCAAGTCAACAAAAATAGATATGATCGATAACGTCCATGACTTATTAGCTCAGGGGCGTTTTTATTATCTAGACACACCTAATAATAGGGTGTTTATAGAAGAGCATAAGAAGTTTGCTTGGGATGCCGATTCGTTGAGGACCGCAAAACCAAAAGTTATCGAGATTGACGATCATACGGCGGACATGTTCATTTATTACGTTAACGACAATTTACGCAAATTAGGATTTAAACATTAAAGGTGGTGATGCCTTGTTCAGAAAAGTAATGGATCTCTTACGGAAGGGGGCGATCAAGATAGGTCTGATTAAATCAATTGAAAAAATAGGTGAACACAAAGACATCTCCATGAACGAGGAAATGTACGATCTAATCGAAATGTACAAAGACTTGTATAGGGGATATCACGAGCCGTGGCACCACATCGAATATCAAACCATAGACGGTAAACAAAAACGCAAGATGGACACGCTGAACATGGCTAAAACAAGTGCTGCTGAAATGGCTTCACTTGTTTTTAATGAGAAGTGCGAGATCTCCATTGGCGATGATGAAAACGAAACATCTATATTTGTTGATGACGTATTCAAGCACAATAAATTCAATAAGAAGTTTCAGGACTTCTTGGAGTATTCATTTGCTCACGGAGGCATGGTCATTAAGCCCTACGTAGAGGATGACAAGGTGAAACTATCCTTTGTTACTGCTGACTGCTTTATACCAATTGCATGGAGCAATGAGTCAATCACAGAGGGTGTATTTGTTAGCGAGTTTAATAAAGGTGACAAGAAATACACGCATCTTGAATGGCATGTTTGGGAGAACGGAGTTTATACGGTTAAAAATGAAGTTTACGAGTCGCAATACGGGGACGATTTAGGGGTTTTAGTTCCATTAGAAGATCACTTCCCGGGATTAGAGCCAGTATTAGGGATGCCTAAGCTGAAAAAGTCCTTATTCGTGTACTTTAAACCGAACACAGCTAACAACGTTGACACTCAATCGCCTTTAGGTATGCCAATATATGCAAATGCCCTTCCTACAATGAAAGCGATCGATACAGCGTTTGATAGCTTTCATAGAGAATTTAGGTTAGGAAAGAAACGAATCATTGTACCAGAATCTATGGTTAAGACGGCTTATGACCAAAACGGGCAACCGCAAAGATACTTTGATTCTAGTGACGAAACTTATGAATCCTTTAACACTGGAAACATGGATGATGCTAAGATTCATGATGTTTCTGTTGAGTTACGAGTGGACGAACACGTATCGGCTATTAATGCTTTATTAAACCTGTACTCAATGCAGACAGGGTTT